ACTCAAGATAAAAATGCGGATCAGTGGCAAGTGATTGAATTCCCTGCAATATTACCTTCTGGCAAACCTCTTTGGAACAATTTTTGGAAGTTAGAAGAACTCGAAAGTATAAAAGCGTCTGTTAGCCCTTCTAAGTGGGCGGCACAATACATGCAAAGACCGACAGGTGAAGGTATATCTATTATTCCTAAAGAATGGTTTAATGTTTGGGAAAAAGAAAAACCACCTGCGTGTGACTATATTATACAAAGTTACGATACCGCGTTTTTAAAATCAGAAAGAGCCGACTTTACCGCGATAACAACTTGGGGAGTTTGGTATCCTGAAGGAAAAATCGGGGAAGAAATGTATTCAGGGGGAGAAGCGCATTTAATATTAATAGATTGTATAAAAGAACGGTTTGATTTTCCTGAACTTAAAAACGAAGCAATGCGTTTATACAATTATTGGGAACCAGATACAGTAATTATTGAAGCAAAAGCCAGTGGTATTCCACTGGTTCAAGAACTACGCAGAATAGGTATTCCTGTAAATACATTTTCTCCCGGAAAAGGTCAAGATAAGATAGCAAGACTAAACTCAGTCTCGCCAATATTCCAAGATGGGCGCGTTTGGGTTCCAGAAAATCGTTGGGGAGAGGAATTAATAGAGGAAGTCAGCGATTTTCCAGCAGGAGAACACGATGACTTAGTTGATGCTACAACTTTAGCATTAGCAAGGTTTAGACAAGGGGGCTTTTTACAGTTATCTAGTGATTTTGAAGAAGAAGAATTTTACTATGATAGACTAAGGTTTTATTATTAGCACAATTCAGACTATGATGTTTACTTATGGCTATTGAAAAACAAATTTTATCTGCAGTTCCAGAGCTACAAGAAGAAATAGATATTGAGATTCTTCCAGAAATGGAAGAAGAAACAGAAGTTTTCATACAACCTGACGGTTCAGCTATTATTGGTAGCGATATGCCCGATCAATCGTCATTAAAGTTTGGTGAAAACTTAGCAGAACTACTAGATGAACGTGAACTTAGTACAATCAGTAACGAATTAGTATCTGCGTATGAGGAAGACTTAGAATCTAGACAAGATTGGTTTGATTCATACACCGAAGGATTAGATTTATTAGGAATAAACTCTGATTCACGTTCACAACCGTTCGAAGGAGCTTCAGGAGTTCATCATCCAATACTTGCGGAAGCCGTAACTCAGTTTCAAGCGCAAGCCTACAAGGAATTATTGCCCGCAGGCGGTCCAGTTGATACCGAAGTGTTAGGAATGACTGACGATGCGAAGTTAGAAAAGGCAAATCGCGTTAAAAACTTCATGAATTACCAAATTACCTATAAAATGGAAGAATATGACTCTGAAATGGATCAACTTTTGTTTTATTTACCGTTATCTGGTTCTGCTTTTAAGAAAGTGTACTACGATCCAGCTTTAGGACGCGCTACAGCACGTTTTGTTAAATCAGAACACTTAGTTGTTCCTTATTATGCAGTAGATTTACTTACTTCTCCTCGAATTACCCATGTTATACATATGGATGAGAACGAATTACGCAAATTACAAATTTCTGGGTTTTATCTTGACGTAGAAATGATGTCTCCCGGATCAGCAACCGATAATACACAAGTAGATGACAAAATTGATGAGTTACAAGGAATAAGTAGAACAATTAGCGATGAAGAGTACACGTTATTAGAAATGCACGTGAATTTAGACTTAGAAGGGTACAAAGACACTGACGAAAACGGTGAAGAGACTGGATTAGCCCTTCCATACATAGTAACTATATGTAAAGACAACGATCAAGTATTAGCTATACGACCAAACTTCAAAGAAGAAGATCCAATGAAGAAGAAAGTTGAATACTTCACGCATTATAAATTTCTTCCGGGATTAGGGTTTTATGGTTTTGGTCTAATACACATGATGGGCGGACTAACTAAATCAGTTACCGCGATATTACGTCAATTAATTGATGCAGGAACACTTGCTAACTTACCTGCGGGATTCAAATCTCGAGGATTAAATATTCAACGACACAGTGATCCATTACAACCCGGAGAGTGGAGAGATGTTGATGCTCCCGGAGGACGATTACAAGATGCATTTTTACCGCTACCTTATAAAGAGCCAAGCGGTACATTAACTCAATTATTAGGTGCGTTAGTAGATTCTGGTAAACAATTTGCGGCTACAGTCGAAAATCCGACAGGAGACGGTAATACCGAAGCTCCAGTAGGCACAACTGTTGCATTATTAGAAAAAGGACAGCGGATAATGTCCGCAATCCATAAAAGATTACACTACGCACAAAGATGTGAGTTTAAAATATTAAAAAGAGTATTTGGAGAGTTTTTACCTCCTGAATACCCATATCAGGTACAAGGTGCTTCAGAAAACGTATTTAAAGATGATTTTGATACATCGGTTGATGTTCTTCCAGTTAGTGATCCAAATATCTTTAGTATGACACAAAGAATTACGTTAGCTCAAACACAACTACAAATGGCACAGTCTGCTCCAGAACTACATGACCTGCGTGCCGCGTACCGTAAAATGTATATAGCATTGAATGTAAAAGACATCGATGCAATTTTACCTCCGGAGGAGGAAGCGCAACCAAAAGATCCAATTCTAGAAAACATGGATTCTTTATTGCAAACTCCTTTACAAGCGTTCCCCCAACAAAACCACGAAGCGCATATTGCAGCCCACATGGCATTTTTAGAAAACCCTAAAACTGCACAAAACCCTGCAGCAGTTGCTGCATTGCAAGCCCACATACAACAACACAATGCGCTGAAATATAGAGTTGAAATTGAAGCTCTATTGGCTCAACAGGGAGTACAACTTCCTCCTCCGGGACAACCTATTCCGCCTGAAGTGGAAAGTCAAATAGCGATTGCGGCGGCACAAGCTACGCAAACCATAACGGGACAAGAACAAGCACTAGCTAATGCGATGCAAACACCTGATCCACAACGTGAAATGTTCGAACAGCAATTACAACTTGAACGTGAACAGTTGATGCAAAAAGAACAAGCTGATGCTAGAGATACACAAGTAGCGATGACTAAAGCTGAAATGGATGCTCAGATTAAACGAGAAAAAATACAAGCTGATATAGCTAAAGAAAATACAAAGTCAGCAATCGAATTACAAGAGCTAGAGTTAAAAGCTAAAGCAGAGCAGGATAAAAATTATAGAGAATCTTTAAACACTATTAGGAATAACAGGAATTAACGGAGAATAAAATGCACAGAAATAAAGATTACCCGTCACCTTCTAAAAGAGTTAACAGAGCAGAGCCTAGTATGCCTAGTATGACAGACACAACTAGAACTCAATCTGTAAAAGCAGGTGAGTGTCTTGATAAGCCAGAAAAAGCAAAAGTTAAAGCGGCTTACGGACAAACTAAAGGACTTCTTTGGTATAGATCAATTAAATAATGGACTATATCGTAGCAACGGAGCATTTGCTTCGTAAAACACGAGAGAGAAAAGAAGCTCTCTCGCAAACGTTGGCTTCTGGTAGTATTGAAGATTTTGAGCAATACCAAAGGATAGTTGGCGAAATCGCAGGGTTGAGTTTCGTTGAACAGGAAATTCAAACCTTACATTCTAATATGGAGGATGCATATGACTAATACTGTTCCAGATAGAGTAGATAATTTCGGTAGTAAAGGCAAAATCGGATCTATTAATATAGAAAAAGAAGAAAAGAATGCCATTACTCATGAAAATCTAGAATCACACGCAGACAAGTTACCACGTCCAACGGGGTATCGTGTTTTAATATTACCTTTTACTTTGTCATCTATAACAAAGGGTGGCATACATCTTGCTAAACAAACTGTCGATAAAGAGCGTTTAGCTACTGTAGTTGGCTATGTTGTAGAACTTGGACCGGATGCATACAGTGATCCGCATAAGTTTCCGGAAGGAGCTTGGTGTAAAAAAGGTGATTGGGTTATTTTTGGTCGTTACGCAGGAGCGCGTTTTCAAATAGAAGGTGGCGATATGCGTCTTTTAAATGATGATGAAATCCTAGCGACTATAGATGATCCAGAAGCAATCTTATCGTAAATAATCATGGAGAAAACCATGCAACAAGAAGCAGAAAAAATAGAGTTAGAACTTCCAGAAGAGGAATCTTCTATAGAAGTAGTAGAGGAAGCTGTAGAAGAACAAGTAGCTGAATCTGCGCAAAAGAAGGATGAGTTAGATCAAGTTAGCGAGTCTGTACAAAAACGTATAGATAAACTTACTTATAAAATGAGAGAAGCGGAAAGACAGCGAGATGAAGCTGTTAGTTATGCTTCTAACATAAATAAAGATAACAGTCGTTTAAAGGAAAGATTAAAAACTTCTGACACTTCTTTATTTAAAGAATATGATTCAAGGATTAATTCAGATATCGAAAGAGCTAAAATCAATTTGAGAGAAGCTCAAGATTCTGGAGATGGAGCTGCAATAGCCGATGCAACAGAAAGACTTTCTAGAGCGAGTGCTGAAGCAGAAAATCTTAAAAGATTATCCGCGCAACAGAAGATTAAACAAGAAAAAGAAGTAGAACAGAAAAATGAAGAATATAGACCGACATTACAACCGCAACAACAATCAGCTCCGCCAGATCCAAAAGCTGAGGCTTGGGCGTCTAAAAATAGTTGGTTTGGAGAAGATCAAGCCATGACTTTTGCTGCATTCGGAATACATAAAGAATTAGTTGATCAAGGAGTTGATCCAGCATCTGATTCTTATTATAACGAAGTAGATAAACGTATAAAAGATTATTTTCCACAAAAATTTTCTAATGAGCAAGCTGCACCCGTGCAACAGGTTGCCGCCTCTAGCCGAGGGGCTGGTGGTAAAAGAGCGTCACGCAATGTTAAGCTGACACCGAGTCAAGTAGCAATAG